CCACAGAGTGAAATTTTATTTAACACATGATACGTTCATGTGAAACGTGCACATCTAAGATGTGGCTAACGGTATGGATGATTCGTAATACACACGGGGTAAACCAGTCCAAAAATATGGTTGATAATCCTCCCCAACTGAAAACAGCAAATTAGCTGGTGTGTACTTCAATGGTGTGTAATATGTACGGTGAAACCTCACAGACTCAGACCACAAATTCAATGTGGTAACATCCTGCACTTTGCCTGGAGAGAATCTATATACTGAATAGTAGGGCACTTCAACCTCAATAACTGGGTTCTGTTTTGAATTATTGTAAGCAGCACCATACATGCTGAGCACCGTAGTTTCGGGATTCAAAGGACTGATAGGTGTACGCATATTTGAACGGCTAGCGGCAGCCGATGTAATAGGCAACACATTGGCAGCAGCCCTATAAAATCCATTAGACTTAAAACGCTGCATATACATAGAAACAACATCAGTATCTCTCGAATACAAAAGCTGCGCTCGCCAACGCAAAGATCCACGCCAACCTGAAAAACAATTCTGTATAATATGGAAAAGCAATGTGTTACAAAAATTGTATGCCACGCCACCAGTAGCCGTATCCACAGCCCCAGCAACTTTACCACGCAAATAGGGATAGGCAGGAAATATATTTACGGCTTGTTGCGTCTGTGTCAAATTGATATCTGCATTCACCGTGCGATGCAACTCATTACGCTTAAGCAAAGTTCGCATGGAAGTTATCTTTTCACCAAAATATACTTTGTTCAAATGATTGTTAGATTCAACTCCATTGCCCAAGTCAAATGACTTGTCTTGGTAAGCGTCATCAGCTTCAGAACCTCCCAATGCTTCAGGAACAATTTCAGTACCAGATTGTGGCTTAAATACCAATGGGCCGTACTTCTCATCCGTGGGCACCGCCACTTCAAAATCGTCACCCGCAGATACAAAAACATTGATCTGTACATCGTTGTTTACGGTGCTATTGGGGGATGTAAGCTCATTCATGATCAAAACACCAATGTCACCATTACCTTTACCAGAACCAGAATAAGGTGTAGTGCGATAAACATTTGATGTTGGATCACGCCCAGGCGCATAAGTTTCTAGAAAATCTGTTTCCTGAGTCATACCAACCTCAATTGTAAAATCATTCTCTTCTGCAATGTCAACAATACGAGAATAATTTAAATTGTATTCATCACTTGACACAAATTTCGGATCATAAATAATCCGCAATCTTCCCTTGTGAAAAGTGGAGGCGACGACCTGAAACCGAAATCGAATCGTGCCCCTCCAATAGTCAAAAGGTAAACTGGCAACACACAAAGATGTCAAATGGTACGAAGTTGGGGGTCCAGCTACAGAAGCCCACATACCAGGAGTTACTCGAGAAACCCACAAAAATGTCTTTGGACTCTGCCCAATCTCCCAATTAAAAGTCGTAAGGTAAGACTCCCTCCTAGCAATTGTTGCAATGTGTAACGGATCATCCGACCCAAGTCCTGCTATACGAGGGTCTATACTCAACTCCTGTTTATCATCCACTGACAATTTTGCGTGGGAAGAAGGCGTTGTCACCGTCGCCATCGAAGATGAAGGCAAGAAACGATAAGGATCTGCAGATTTGGTTTGAATAGGCGCACAATACCCTAAAGCCTTAGCAGCCGCACCAACCATACCTGCGGCCTTTGACGTGGCTAAAGCATATGGTGCTATTGTTGGTATAGAAGATAACGCCATCGCAGCCTCTTGCAAAGCTGTAGCAGGTCCAGATATCATACCCTTGACATTAGCTTCATCAGTTTCAGTTTCCTTACCAGACTGTGGAAACAAAGCTCCAGCATTAATACCAGTCAATCCTCCCAATTGCACGTCCTCAAGCCACGCGAACGTCGATATGGTAACGACATCCGTGCCGCCATTAGCGTGTTTCAATGGGTTGATGGAGCGAATAACAATACGACCTAAATCTTTATAATCACCATCAACAATGTTAACATTACTAGTGTGCGAAAAGAAAGGGATAATCATATCACCACCAGATGATGTTGTTGGGTTCAAAAATACGTGAGGCTGTTGCGAAGCTTGAACGATGTCCTGCGGAACCAATGCAGAATTAACGGACAAAGTATCAAGATTTGCGTACGGCAAATATGAAGCTATGCACCTACCATACTGAAATCCATTTCCGTTAATAATGAATTTTACATGCAACTTTGCACGCAACAACATGTAATTGTTGAGCCTATTCATGTTTCGCTCATTCTCAATGAACCTACTCCAAGGATCAAATTCCTGGTAATATGTAGTGCCAGTGCCCCACTCATCTTGTCGAATCAGTAAAGGTCGAGAAAAGAATGATGACAAATCAGAACCAGGAGTATCTACCAAACCACGCGTCGGATCCATAGAAGCATCCATAACGTAAGATTTAGAATTGACTTGATCATGAAAATCTATAGTCGCTGTAGAAGTTATATTGTTATTCCGAACCATGTTGACACCTTCAACACCCGACTGAGTTTCAAATGTTGTTTCTGCTTCGGTGGGTGGCGAAAATTGTTGAAAAGCAAGTGCTTGCAATGCTAACCAAGTGTCCAAGGCGGAAACTGCCTCTTCTCTACGCTTTGAACCAGTGGGCACTCCCATAGCCTGAAGATCAGATTCTTCCACTCCAGATTGTGTGTGAAATTTCCGCATCAATTCACGCTTAAGCTGCAATTTCCGAAGTAATTGTAATTCAAGTTCCGTGTCGCTAGGTTCAGACTCCAAAGAACAGACCGAAAAATCTCCAATAGGTTCCAAGTACAACTCTTTTTCCAACTCCTGAGAAACCATGGCAATAGAATGTGATAATGAAGGAATTTCAACATGTTGTTGATCAACCTCACCATCAAGTTCACAACAGTCATCCAACCGCGGAACAAATTTTGATTGTGATTTGTTTTTAGTGTTATCACTATTAAAACACTGAAAATATTTATTAAACAATTTGCAAATCCATTTATGTACAATGCGCAATTCGGATCAAAATGCACGCATGTGGTGTTTTTCTTGGGCAAGGTGTACCCATCTCTCGATTCCTCGCAAGGACCTTTTGTTGTACTAAGCCTAAATCACAATCCTAGTATACACTCAAAACTGACTACAACTTGGTAACCATAAGCACAACTCAATTTTGCTAACCATCAGATTTGAAACTGGGTCGAATTTAAAGTCTTCGAAATGACTATTAATCTCCAGTAGTGTACTTCTCACGCCATTCAAGTACACACTCATCATAAGTGACGCCCAATCTATCACACATATGACTTATCCCGGCTCTATTACACACTTCATGCATTAATTCGCGCTGAGTTTCATAAACATCTCTCCCGTGATTGAACCACTCACGAAGAGCCGTGTCTACATTCAAAGCACTGGCATAAGCCTCAGTTTCAACAACTCCCTTGGGCCGCATGAAACAATGCAATGATTTGTAAATCGACTTGTGCAACAGAGCCCCCACGTGGAGACCCAAATCAGGGTGGTAAACACTCTTACGCTTCAAGAATTCGAAATCATCGGGTGGCAAATAATCCAATAAATCCGATTCCTTGTCTGGCATGGTATACTCCTGCCCATACTCAGCTAAGAAATGCGAACAATTCTTTATTGTGAATTCTGGTGCGGTTTCAGCTACACTTCCTATATTGTCATCTCCATACGTCATAATCGCAACATGGTCTCGAAACTTCATGCGTTTCTCCCAGTCACCAACAGGATATCGACTGTAAAAGAAACACCTCAAATTTAACGAACCACAAATACCATTGATCACAACAGTTAACGAATTCCCACTAATGTGTGCTCCCTCTGTCAATCCAATCAGATCACCATTAAATGCTATCAATGAAAAGACAATATCACCGGTCATCGCCTCCATTATTCTCAAATCCTTCGCAGTGTATTGACATTCCTTAGCAAAATCAATCAAAATACGTAACGCAGCGAAAATCATTTGGGAAGGCAATTTTTGATCATATTTGCCATAATCTCCACCAAACAATCGACTCTCACCAAACTTGTATACATGTGTGTGAAACTGTTCCCACTCAGGACCGTGTGCATTGATGCCAACAGCGCACTCAGCCTTTAATGGATTCATCTGCAACACACGCAATATAGGCAAGTAGTATTTACGAATCAAATATGTAAGAGCAAGGGCATTGCCGTAAAAAATGCGGCACTTAGGTTTGGACAAGATCTCATCCTTCTTGCATGCTTTTGCTATAGGATAAGCACGTTCCCCACGCGCATACAAATCTTCACACCGCTTAATCTCACACATGATCAACTCATCTAGCTCACGGTTATTCGGCTTATCTGGCGTTGGTTCCAATTCTCTCACAAAAGGGCGCTTCGGTCCAGTTAAAGGATAACCAACAGATGTGTCGAGTTTTATCGCGTCTAAGAATTTCTCTCCTGGAACCCCACACAAATTTTCGTGGTCTGTCAAAGGCCTAGCGCCATTCCACAAAGGGCTACGGAAAATCGGCAACAAATCTTCTTTATAATCAAAAACAGAAACGCTCAATAAACTATGGGGGAAAGGTCTGCCAGGCAAGGCCATATTGGACAAACAATCCTGCCAACCCTTCCATTCAGGATTGGTGACAGGAGGCCCATAAATGTTGGGAACCCCACACACGTCAGTAACAAATTCACTAATAGGTGTGACCTTCACACAACTTCGGAAAACTGAACGCCCGATGCAACTACCGAAGTATTCAATCTGTGAATTCTGGGGCATATACCGTAATGGACTCTTGACATGCAAATCACTCTGTGTTGTAAAGTCCACACCCAAAACATTTGTAGGACATTCTTCAGCTGAGCCAGAAAACATGGTTCCTTCAATCTTCCGCAATTCAAAAAGCGCTTGATTTATATCTGATTGCAACAAAGAGCCATAACACCCTTCTGTGGTTCCGTCATGTCCCCCTAAATGCACACCAACTATGCAAGTTCCAAGGGTGTCCGACAAAATTGGAGCGCCACACAAACCACCAAAAGTGTTCATTGTTAAATTCTTATACGTTCCTCCCGGAAAAGCTCTAGTGGTCCTGGGCCTGCCAGGTATTGTTAAACCCTTCGCCTCAATCAAGTCACCATCCTTCTTCCTCCAAATCATCTTAAACGGCAATTGCGGCAACCGACTTATCGGGAAAAATTGAATGATATTTCTAAAAGAACCGCCATTAGGCACATAACAAATGCACAAATCAGAATCCGGAACATGATGTGAATTGGCAAGTTCCAATCGAGTAGAAAACTTTCCTCCAGATGTTTCGGGCTTCGCCTTGTAAAAAGTGCAAAACAATGTGTCGCCAAACTCGTCAAAATAATGTTGAGGGACAAGAACCAAATTGGACGATAACATCAAAGCATTCATCCTTGCATTAGTGCTATCATCCAAACGAATAGATCCGTACAATAAATTCCCTTGCACGGCATTCTGCAATCTGTCTAATGTAGTAGTGGAAGAGGCATGCGACATTGGTAAAGACCTCTTTGAAACCTGGGTCCACACATTCCCTTCACTATCTCTGTGCAAAACATCATCTTTTGTTTTAGGTTCCAGTGAACCATTGACACTAAAAGATCGCGAAACTTTCATAAACTTAGCAAACAGGTAAAAGCAACTAAACAAAGTTCCACCCCCGATAAGGGTGGCCAACAAAGTGCTTCTCCAATTTTGCAATATTAATCCCAAAGTCTTCCGGCGCCGTAAACGCTGATAATACCAATCACGACAATATTGGATCATAACAACTTGAACAACGCAAAACAAGCACACACTAAAACAACACGACACACAAGCAACAAATTTGTTACTCGACCAAAACATTACCATAGAAATATTGAAAATACATATAATCAGATTTAAAATGGTCCATCTTGTGTATGTGTCAACCATGTCGTAACGAGTGCACAGTGCGTAAATGTCTCGAAATAACTGAGTGCTCAAAATCCAATCGGGTACAAACGGCACCCAATCAAACGCATTGTAAAATTGCCGAGCTCCAATTAACAAGCCAGACAGTGCGTCATCACCCTCATCACGCACAAAACGACAAACATCGTCGAAACCAAATTGTGTTGTGTAGGAATCATCCAAATTATTATGCTTATTACAATGCGCAAATAACTGATAGCAACCATCCACTCCACAAAGCCTACTATCATCGACACGCATGCGCTGATTATCTTCCAATTGCTCCTGTTGCTGCCTGTGTTGATGAAATCGCTCGGTGAGAAAATTGCAAACACGTAACAAAGAAACATTCTCAAGCTTTTCATCACCATCAGACACAATAGCATAAGTGCCAGATGTAGTCTCTCTGTCTCCTGGCATAGCTCGCATTACTGTCAAGTCCCAAATATCGTGGTACTTCGGAGGGCAATACACACCATCAATGCAATGAGACTCGATAACCTTCTTTGTATCAATTCCCAAAGTGGCATCACCACTCCGTTCAACAAACTCTGACTTGACTTTCACATCAATGACGTAGTGCATGCGTCTTTGAATTGAATATGGATTATTGGAGTAAATTCGGGCATCCAAATCCAAAACATTGGTCGTCAGGGAAACAAGCTCAGGTTCAATCCAAACCTTCCCCTTCTCAGATATATCAGCCATCGGAGGACTGTATGGAACATTGTTACAGACTTTAATGATTACATCACATGGTGATGACTCAACAAATTCTGCTTTGGCGTTGGCATGGTCATCCAATTTCAGTTCCAACATATCAGAACGCGCACCGTCCCAATGCTTCTTGCCAGAAACATGTGTGTACTTACGCCCCTCATCAGTGGATAAACCGGCGCTAGTAAGCAAATAATGTGAAATCTGCTCACTAACTGTAGATTTTCCAACCTTACTCAAACCATAATACTCGACTGTAAAAGGGCTCCGACGGAATCCGGAATTAACTTTGATCAAGGTAAATTGCCCAATGATTTTCACAATGTTGCGATACTTGTCCTCAATCAACCGTTTCTCAATACCCTTCATTGTGGCTAATTGAACTCGCAAAGCATCACCCATATCCTCCAATCGGCGCAAAAAGTCATGTTCAGTAATGCGTGCTATTTTGGTCAAATTACCATTCTTGTAGAGGTCCCAATAGTTGACCAAATTGTTGTATTCAATCTCAATCTCGTTTGCTTCAGCTGTCGCGCGGAAAAATGGAGCAAACGATTTCTCCTTCCAAGCAAAATAACACCGTTCTGCGAAAAATACAACTATATCGCAAATGGCCGTCAACAAATCACTTGCATTACCTGTCAATAACCTCAAATTGGGCTCAATTATCTTGAACTTGCCCAAATTAAAGGTCAAATCGGACACATTTGCAAGTCCGGCAACTACCAAAACACTCAAAACTTTGCAAAAGTTGTCGAAAACTCCATTAGTGCGGCATGCGGCCCAATCACCACGCAAATTGCGCAACAATCGCATCCAAGATGGTTCAGACTCACAATTCTCATCGCCTGATTGCGTGCCAAAACCAAATTGGGTTCGTACATAATGACACAAAATACTACTCACTGACGTGGTAAACTTTGTACGAATGTACAGAAAAATGGAAGCCATGGCATTACCAACGGTCTTGCTAGTGGCCAAGGCTGCCAAGAGGGCCATCAACCCCTCAATCTCCTTTACTATATCATCGGCACGATGTATACCGAATTTACGGGACAAAACGTCAATCAAAAGATTTGGTATGTCCTCTTCGAAGCCAGCGTGAGGACGCATGTGCGAAATGCATTGAAACTCACGAGACTTCTTCCAAGTCTTATAAGAAACTGCTGTGGCAGGTTTCTCTTCATTCATTTTGCGCAAACGCGCTTTTTCTTTCTCCTTCTTCTCACTGTTTTTCGTTCTAATGAACGTCTTACGCCTAAAATCCTTCTCACGCCCAGATTGTGTATCGTAAACCATTTTCGCAGGTGACGCGTTCATTGATGACTCAGCAATGAAACTGTCAAGAATTGAAACACATGTTGCTTTTTGATCGCACTGATCACATACATGTGAGTTTACTTGAGCAAGTGGTTGGGTTTGAAACTTACTAGTCGAAACTTTCAGCTCAGGGGTAAAATGAAACATTTCAAAATACAGTTCATGGATCTTCTCGATTGACCAAATCGATATTCCAAAGGCTGTGCACCTGAAAAAGAAGGTCGAAAGGAATGTCTTTTAAGGATAAGACAAACAAAAACCGCTGTAAATTACAGCTTAGATCTACTCTATCTCAAGAGTTGCTAACAAAGTTAGTCGTCAAACGACGAATCAGTAAGGTTTCACATATCGTTACCTGGCATGGTAACGAACATATTACAAATAAAAATTAGTGATTGGCACCCCAAAATAGGGGAGAGCTCACTACACTCCGTTAAAATATGTTCTAAAACATACAAGCTACTTCAATAGTTGCAGGTCTATAAGGCATCATAATGCCTTATAAAGCTACAGTGAAGCAGGT